TGGCGTCGTCGGAAAGTGGGAATCCAAGAACGTCTGCAAGTCAGTCCCGCCGCCCTTAAGATAGCCGGTTAGCGCCGTTTGAAACGACTTGCGTTCTTCCGGCGACATCCGATTGTATGCCTTGTTCGTCAGCGCAAGCCGCTGAGTCATCCATGCCGCTTTCGCGGGAGCGACCTTTGCGGAGTCAGGATCGAGATTAGGATCGCCCGTAGTCGGATGCGCCTTGTCCCACGCATCGCTTGCTGTGGTGATTCCTTTGCCGAGTTCGACATGCTCGGCCAGAATGTCGGTCGGCTTCGGCGGCTTGGGTACTTTAGCCCCTGTCTCTGGTTTACGCGTAAGCATTCGCGCCATGTCGCGGGCTGGAACGCCGTCAAGCGTCGATGGATCAACTCCACGCTTTGCGAGATCGGCCATAAGCTGCGGGCGATGTTTCTCGGCGTCTCGGTTCTTTTCGCGCTCGGTGATAATGCTGTTACGAGCCGTTCCCGGCGGAATAGCTAGCAAACGCTCTTGGTCGTCCTTCGGCTGACCGCTCACCCATTGCTTGTATGCGTCGTCAGTCTTCGCGGCTGCGCCTACTCGCTGATTGAATTCGTCGCGGCGAAGTTGGACTTCCTGATTGCGCGCGGTGACTTCCTGATCTTGGTAACTCTTTTGCTGGTCGGCCCGCTGCTGCTCAACTGCCGTGCGTCGCGCCCGCATTGCCCGTTCTAACGCTTGATTCTGTTTCTGCTGATTAAGTTCCTGCTGCTTAAACTCCGCCTGCCCCGCGCCGCCCAGACCGGCAACCGCGCCCGCAGGACCGCCTATGGCACCGCCAATCGCAGCGTCAGCGACAAGAGGCAGGAGGTCTTTGACTCTGCTCCAAAGAGAGCCGGATTCTGTATCGGTATCTGGCATTAGGCCCCTACTGCTGCTGCCCCCAAGGTTGGCAAAGATTCGGCCACCATAGACATCGCATCAGCGCCACCACCCGCCGCTGCCCCCGATGAGAACATACTGCCGAGCTTCGACCCTATTCCCGACAAGGCGCCTGCCCCACCCGAAGGTCCACCAGTCGAACTAAACATGTTTGCCAGCCCCGGTATCGCTGACATCATCGAACCCATGCCACCATTCGCCATCGCCGACTGTTGCTGAATCGCTCCCGGCGCTGGCGGCGCGCTAGCTTTTACCGGCTGCCCTTGCTGTGGCAAACTGAGTTGCGGCGTAACGCCCGCCGTACCCGCTGGCTGCCCCGCCATCAACTGTTGCGCTAAAGCTGCCATATCACACCAATTCCGCGATGATCGATGCGGTCGTGATTGCCGGGTTCGGCCCCGGCTGTCCCTGCAATTCCAAGCCGCGTGGCGCAGTAACGCCTATCGGCACCGGATGCGGTAGCTCGCCAAGTTCGGGCCGGAGTTTCGCTTGCAGCACTTCCAAGCCCACATCGCCCAAACCCGCCGCTGCTGTAGATGCCGTGGACGGTCCCTGTTGCGATGTCTGCTGCTGTGCGAGAATCGCCGCCGTACTCGGATCAACGCCCTGCGCGATCAAATTGAGATACGCCGTCTGAAAAGCTGACGATGGCCCCGCAAGAGCGGGTGTGCTGGCTGCGCCTCCTTGCTGTTGCATCTGCTGTGCCCCCGGAAACCCCGCATTTGCCAGATTCCCGACCTGCTGCTGTGGACTAGCGATAGGCAGCACGCCGGAGCCACCGAACATCGCGCTCAATTTATCGCCTATGCCAAGCATTATAGTTTCGTGCCGCTGCCGCCAACGATTGGTTGCGTACCGATTGTAGTTCCGCCAGAGCCTAATCCCATTCCAAGCGCCTGCCCGTACTCACTGAGCAAGGCAAACGGCCATTGGCTCTGGGTCAGAGCATTTTGGTATCCCGTATTAAGGCCCGCCTGCGTTTGCGCCTGCTGTGCCGCTCCCGCTCCATACTGAGCTTGATAGGGCTGATACATCGCGGCTGCGGCTCCCGGTAACGCCTGTCCCGCCTGAAATTGAAGTTGCTGGCCCTGCTGATACGCAGGCTCATAGATGCTCGCACCAAGGTTGGCGAGCGTGTTGCCAAGGTTCTGCTGATTGACTCCTTGCTGCGCCATCATGCCGGTGCCGCCGAATGATCCCGTTTGCTCGGCTTGCGCCTGCAATCCCGGCTGCACGGCGTTCTGATAGTTGGTGACGGTCGGTTGCGCCGCCGCACCGTAGTAGGCGGCGAGATAAGGATTGTTCGGTCCTGCATTCGCACCGGATGCGAATTGAGCGATGTCGCTAGCGCCGAGGCCAGTCAGATTTTCGGCCACTCCTGTAAGCCCGCTGATTCCTGAAAGAGCGGATTGTTGATCCGGCGTGAATGGCGCTACTTGCTGGTTGAGTCCAGCAGGCATGGCGTTCGTGCCGCCACCAGGACCGCCGGGACCAAAGACCTGACTGGCCATGCTCTCGATATACTTCTTCAGGTCTCCGGTTGCCCAGCCGGGAGCCGAGAAGGTCGAACTGGATTGTGCGCTTGAAGGTCCGCCGCCGCCCATCAGCTTGTCTCCCAGAGATTTGCTCTCATCAATGTTTGAGCAACACGGAAATTCTCGCCGTAGCGTTGGAGATACAGCGCGATTCGCGGATCAATCGTGTAGGTATCCGCATAGAGCAGACCCAAGGATTTCCCATAGGCTTTCAATTCCCGCAGCATGGTTCGCGATTCCGCGCCGGTCGGATGGCGGAAACTATAGACCACCCACAAAATCAACGACTGAGGCACTTGCAAGTACGGGCAGTTGCCGATGATCGTGACGGCGAAGCCTTGCATCTGATTCTGCTCGTTATCGAAACAGAACAGTTCGCAACTGCTCCGGCCCACAAAGCCCATCTCAAGTTGCGCGCGAATGTGCTCCGGCGTCCAATTCCCCGCGTCGGCATACTTGTCGGAGTTTTTCAGCATAAGGCAGCCCAGCCGGACTTTCGGCCACTCGGCAACCATACGCGCTCGATCCGCCTTCACCATGCGGAGCCTGATGGTCGGCGCAACTTGAATATGTCCGTTCTTGTTGTTCATGGGTAGTAGCACGCCCTATTTCCGTTCCAATGATATCCGACCAAGTAGCCCGTCATCTGATTTACCGAATTTGATAGCCAGCTATTCGGCACAAGTGCCGGGGTTCCGCCCCCAACAGAATACATCAGCGATAGGGCTGGATCTTCGGTGCCGTACTGAAATTCAGTCACGATAGGTACAGGACCGCCGCCGAGTTGAATCTGCGCGGCCTGATTCACTGAGTTTGCGGTCAGAGCGCCAACCAATTGCTGCTTGTTGATAAATAGATTCGAGCCGCCGCCCGCTGACTTTAGATGAAATGTGTAGAGTGCGGGAGTTGGCGGATTGATGTAGCCGGTCCAGCGACTATAACCGTAGGTCGAATTCACGCCATTGGGAAGCGAAGCCGCCGTCAGGTTCAAAGGCCCGTCGTAAGTTACCGCCGATGGCTGGCTCGGCAGATCGCCGACATGAGGCGCAATGGGCGCACTCAACTGGTAGGCATGAAAGCGTGACGGTAGATGCTGCGCCAGCACGATCCCACCGCTTTCCTGCCCGTTCTGGTCAGTCGCCGAAGTCTGGAAGTCCTGATTGTTCTGCTGTAGGAACTGCGAAAGCGTCAGCAGGTACTTTTCATGGTTGCCGACACTATCCGCCAGCCGCATTGAGCGTGGCGCTGGTTTCGGTATCAGACGAAGCGGCAGTGGTTTAGGAGTCGCCATCAGCCGACATCTCCGCATGGAATCAACACAGGCTGCAATTCGATCACTTCCGCAAACCCGCGAGTCGTTAGCTGGTAGCTCTGCAAGCGAGCCGTATTCTTCAAATCATACCAGCCATCATCGGTCAGAGTTTCAGTCGGCCCAATCCACTGATACCCACCGCCCTTGTTCTGATTCAGCGCCGTCAGTGTCGAATAGGTCGGATACCCGTTAGGTCCGAAGCCCGGACGCACGCGCTGAGACTCGAAGACATAAAAGTAGTCCCCGAAAAGATTGCTTGTAATATATGCCTGCCCCGGCGTCACGGCATTATCGTACACGATTGGCGCGTGCTCGGTACTGAAAAAGCCCGCATATTGAAGTCCGGTGCTCGGAGCCTGATACAGACTCGGAATCGGCAGATCGACCGCCAGCCGCTCGAACGCCCATCGCTGCTGACGCCGATAGTGAATCAGCCTGCTATCGAAAGAGCCTTCGGGATTCGCGTACTTGCTGGAGTAGCACCAGATAAGCAAGTCTCGGCTCGAATCGAACTGTCCCGCCATATTCTGAGCGTAGGCGGGGTTTATGTCCCGCTGCAACCATTCGATCAGGTGATTCGGAAGCTCTGTCAGATTCCAGCCGTCGAATTGCCAGAACTTAAACACTCCATCATAGAAGTAGTGGTAGTCTCCGGTGTTGATTACCGCCTCTTGGCAAGGCGCTCCAATTTGCAGCGACACTTCCTGCACGTCCCATCCCGTCGTGCCGCCATTGAAGTAGCCGACGAACATGGAATTGGCCTTGTAGAAAATCGCCGTGTTGCGGAGCCGCCGTACCGCCGTGATCGCGCCTTCGGTCTGCTGAATTGGCTGAATATAGACCTGATTCGGAACCGACCCAAGCCAACTCGGCGGACTGTCTGACAATGAGGAAACGAAGCTGTAGG